AAATAGCTACTTAATATATAACTATTGTAACCGATAAGGTTATGACGGGTAGAACTTTATGACCTTAAGTATCAAGTGCCAGATAGTAACGCTTGTCAGAGTGGATACTTCATACACACAAGAGAGAGTTCTATTTTTACCAGAGAGCCACTATATGTGGCTTTTAGGTAAGAATATAAATAATTAATTAAAAAATATGGCAAACATTATAACAAATAATTTCAAAGAGAAATTAATGGAGGGTGCTTACAATCTTACTACTGATACAGTAAAGGTTGCTTTATTAACATCAAGTGAATCACCTGCTGCAGAAGATGTAACATTTAGTGATACAAATGAAGTATCTGGAACAGGTTATACAGCTGGTGGAGCTACATTAGCTAATCTAGCTGTAACACAAGATGACACCGATGATGAGGGTGTATTTGATGCTGATGATGTAACTTGGAGTACTTCAACAATTACAGCAAGATATGCTGTAATCTACAACACCACAGTATCAAATGAAATAATGGCTTACATTGATTTTACAGAAGATAAAAGTTCTTCTAGTGCCGATTTTAAAATAGAATGGAATGCAGAAGGAATTATTAACTTAAGCTAAAATGGCTATAGCATTTGATGCGGGAACATACGCACAATATACAAATGGAACATCTTTAACGTTTTCACACACCTGTACTGGAAGTGATAGAATTTTATTTGTAATGGGGCACGATAAACAAGACCCAACAAGTATTATTACTGGTGTTACTTATGATGGTATCGCAATGACACAAGTAAATACTCTTGGTGGTGGTAGTGGAACCGATAGAGCGATAACATTGTGGTATTTAATAGCTCCCGCTACTGGAAGTAATGATGTTGTAGTAAGTGCAAGTGAATCAGATAATCTTCGTTTTTCTGCTGTATCTTATACTGGAGCATCGCAAGCAGGACAACCCGAAGGAACAGACACATCTTTTGGTAGTTCGGTAATAACAATTTCTACTGATATAACAACAACTGTTAATAATTGTTGGATGTTAATGTTTTCTAAAGATGGCGCAGGAAGTATTACCTATACCAATACTACGGGTGATACAATAAGATTAAATACAGATGCGGGTGGACATTGTATAGTTGATACAAATGAGGCAATAGCAGATGTTGGTACAAATACAATAACCAATACGATGACTTCTACTAGCTTAGGAGCATTAGCGGTTACATTTCAACCAGCTCTTACTAAAGAAGAAATAGAACACTGTGTAGATGATGATACAGTAGCCTTATGGCATATGAATGGAACCGTTGGAGATAAGAGTATTGATTTAGAAAGGGGTTCTTCACAATATGCTTATCACGCTGATGCAGCTGTTTATGATATTACAGACGATTGGTCGGTAGAGGCTTGGGTTAATTTTGAAACAGCAGGGGCAACAGAGTGTCCTATATTTGTTAAGTGGAGACCAGTTGATAATAACAGAAGTTATAAAGTTGGTTTTTCTAACAATACATTACAAGTTTTTACTTCTCCAGATGGAACAATTGGTAATCAAGTAATTCAAACAGTTGCTTGGACACCAACAACTGGACAATGGTATCACCTTGCTTATACCTATGACCGAAGTGCTGGTGAAGCAAAGTTCTATGTTAATGGTGTTCAACAAGGTGCAACACAAACTGGTGGAAATACAACAATACATAGTGGAACATCACAAATACTTATTGGTAGAGGGTCTGAAACTTCTGGTGCATACTGGGATGGTAAACTACAAGATGTTCGTTTATGGGATGATAAAAGAACAGACAGCGAAATAAAAGATAATTACCAATCAGAACTCACTGGCTCAGAAGACAACTTGGTTGGTTATTGGAAGTTCGCAGGAGACCTAACAGATGACTCAACAAATAGCAATACATTAACAGGAAGTGGCAGCCCAACATATTCTACAGAAAGTGGAATGGGAAAATCTAGCGAACCTGCAAATGGACTTGCACTAACAGAAGTAAACACACCAACTGCTGCAACAGGATTTGATGGAGAGGCTAATGGTGCTTATGAATTAAATGGTTCTGATGAATATCTTAGTGTTGCTGATAATGCTGCTTTAGATATTACTGGTGATATGACTATTGAGTGTTGGGTTAATCATAATAGCACACCAAGTTCGGATGTTTATCAAATGTATGTGGGCAAGGGCGACCAAAGCAATGATAAGCAATCATATTATTTTGCTTTAAGAAATGATGGTGGTACATTAAAATTATTTTTTAGAAAGACATCTAGTGGTGCTAATGCAACCTCAGGTGGGATAGATTATAATTGGACACCATCAACGGGAACTTGGTATTACGTAGCAATTGTTTATGATGAAAGTGCTAATTTTGGTGCTTTATATATAAACGGAGTTCAAGTAACTAGTGCTACCGATTTAGACGATTTAGGTTCTGGTATTTATAGTAGTGATATAGACCTTAGAATAGGTGCTTGTGTTGATTTGGGTTCCGGTTCTCAATATATGGATGGTGAAATAGATGAAGTTAAAATATCAACAAGAACTAAATCAGCAGAAGAAATAGCTAAATATTATAGTGGTACAGTAAGTGCGAAGTTTTATCCTAGTGTAGATGGTAGAGTTTATGATGATAATAATGCTGCCACTGGTAGAACTTGGGCTCAAGTTCATGATGGTGATGGAACATTATCAAGACAGGGATATAATACAGATAAAGTAAGAACATTTTGTGATAAAGCAAATGATTCTGGAACAGCATTTCGCAATGAGAGAGGAATTGTTGTTTTTGACACAAGTAATTTACCAGATACATCTTCAGTAGATGCTACAAGTTTATGGTTATATTGTGAGAGTGTTACAGATGGTCAATCAGATAAAATTGGTATTACACAGTCAAGCCCAGCTAGTAATACAGCTATAGCAGCAACAGATTTAGATGGATTTACAATTCACGAAGACACATCAACATCTGATATAACAATGGCAAATTTAACGACATCTGCTTATAATGAATTTGTTTTTGATGCTACTGGCAGAGGTTGGGTAGATGCTACAGGACATACACCACTTGGTGTAAGACAAGGAAAGGATTATGAAGAGGTATCTGGGCAC